CTTCATATTATATATTGCACCATCAATCGCGTTGGTTTGTACACTCCATTGATTAACCAATGCTGTGTCAGAACCTCCTGGAGGTGTAACCTTAATATGTCTTGTTGGTATAAATGATGCTGTTAAAAACTTCGTTACATCAGATGTTGGGACTGTATACATATATTTCCATATATAGCCATCTGAGCCTGAGTGATTAATGACACCCGATGTTGTAACACCGGTAACGTCTGGATTTGTTGTACTTGTTCCTGAGCCTGCTTTTAAGCACATATATACATTGTTATTATCTGAAATAACAAAATATACTTTGCCTTCAAGGTTAGTATCTTGATCGTCATACTCTACATAAGTTGTACCAGAAACCCAAAGATTCCTTGGTGAGCAATGAATAATGTCTGTACTAGCAATTCTCTTCATGGCAAACATGTTTTCCCATAAAGTATTATTAGCGTAATCATTTTCATATGGGGTGTCCGGAACTGTGTCATCAGCCCAAGCATTAGGCCGTCCCAAGGCCATGTAGAATTGATTGTCACCAAGACTAGCTAGGAATTTATTAGTTGTATCTAATCTAAATTTGCTAGTTATTATTGCTGCCATGTCTTTTCCTTTATTTTATGTTACCCCTAAGGGGTATGTTGTACGAGTGAACTTGCTCCACCCAATCCGAATTGTAAATCTATATTGTTATTTATAACATCTTCAAACGTATATCGATCAAAATCACTATTGTGACCTAAATATCTGAACTTCATGTTATCCCAATGGTTCCACATACCTATTCTGCCGCCACCTGAACCAATATTATAAGTTCCAGTTGTAGTAAATGGTATGTGTGTATAACTCTTTTCTAATATATGACTATTAAAACTTACTGGACCAATTTGATATTCACCTAAAGTAAGATTAATCTTACCAGCTGCTGGTAACCAACCCCATTGTGCTTGGTCATTTGTTGATGTAAGTAGTTCAATAAATATTGATACTTCACCAAAGAATATAAACCCAGCTGGGTGAATTAATCTTGTAAATGCATTCTTCCAATCAGCTACATTCTTACCTGTACGTAGTACGTATGAAAACTTTTGATAATAGTAAGAGTCTTGTAAGTACTTCTTATTTGATAAGAAACCATTTACAGTTGTAAATAAACCTTTAGGATATGTCTTAACCACATCAGCGTTTGACAATGCTGATGTAAATGTTAATCTATATTTAGTTGTATTTGATTCTGAATATACTTCCTCAACGTAATCTGTGGTTGGTGTCTTATATACATCATTAACAAATACTACGTCATCATCAAAAAATGCTGCATTACCTGAATCAGCACTTCCACTAACTACTGTTGGTGTTCCACTAATTGTGAATACGTTCCAAGGTGTATAGTTAGCTTGGTTTGCTATAATATCAGCTGTTTGGTCTGTCCAATCTCCATCTGATGGTTCAAGTAAATCTACAAATGGAAAATATGTTTCTACATCATCATCATATATCATTCTAAAGAATGATGTTATAGATTCTGGTGTACCTCTACTTCTATAAAATTCAATAAGCCTCTTATAAAACATTCTTGGGTCTGCAGCAAAATCTCTTGGTACTGCAATACCAATTTCATTTTGGAGTTCTGTAAGTAGACTATCTTCTACAAAATCAATATCTCTTTGGATATCAAGTGAATTTAAATAGAATCCAGATTTATTTGAACGTTCTAGATAAAGAGCATATATCTTAATAAAGCTAACGAGGTCTGGATATAAAGACTGTACATGTTCAGGTATTAAATCATCTATATACGATGATATATTATATTTACCAAGTCCACTTGCCATTAGTTACTCACCGTTGTATAATCGATACCAGCAGTTGTACCACCAGTAGCCATAGTATCTATTTCTCCTGTTATCGTTGCGGCTGAGGTATTAATGGTTAATAATTCGTTTCTTGTAGGTGATATATCAGAAGATGCCGGTTTAACCGTAACATCAATAGTAGTTTTACCTGTAGGTAATGCTGTTGGAGCAAAACTATTTAATGTTATAGTTCCTGCCTCTTCATTCACATCACCAATATTTGTATCTAATACTAAATTAGCTGTATCAACAATTTGAATAATTCGTGTATCGCTTGAACTATCATAATAATCTTTAAGCTTAGCATCAACACCAGCAAATGTAAATAAGGTTGAGCTTAAATAAGAACCAAGAGCTGAAGTAGTAGCATCTAAGTCAGTTAACGCTTGATTAAATTTAAGTTCATATTTAGTTGATACACCAAGCACTGGTGTAATTTTTTTAGCCATTTTAATACGAGTAATATTAGATAGGATAGCAATATTGGTATCGTCAATCTTTTTAAGAACATTTGAGTCTCTATATACTCCACCAAAACTTTTTAATGTATCATTGTTATATGTTATGAGTGTGTTCCTTATTGAGGTTGCAAGACCAGATGCTGTAACAGTAGCAAGGTTAGGATTATACTTAAAGAAGACTTCAAGGTCTATATAAGTGTATTCTGGGTCGACAAGAACCGGAGTGATGGATACGACGTTTTTTGGCTTAAGGATATTAGTTTTTATAGTTGTTTTTTGAGTATCAGTTAATGTTTCAGCAGATAATGGTTTAATACTTATGTATACTTTACCATAGTCGGGTACGTCATGGTCTTCACCACCCCATACATTAACCGCTTCAATATCGGCAAATTCGTTTTTAATAATAGCTTTATAATCATCAGGTGTAACAGCTCTATTTTGAGATACATGGGATAATGGTGCATTAAATTTAATAGCTTCTTTAGTTTCTCTTGCAGCACCCCCAGTAGCTTTAGTTACTAGTGTGACTGTCTCATCTGTGTTACCATTAATTGAATCAGTCATTGTAAATACTGTAGCACCATTTACATTAGCAGCAGAAGGTATTGTAGAATATTCAATTTTAATACTATTTCCATTTCCTGGTCTTTTACCAATAATATTATCACCAAATTTAATTTCATAATAACTATCTCTTCCTTCTTCTAAAAAGTACACTTCACTTGTACCATCTAAGTTTACTACGTTACTATTTAAAGCATAAACTTTAGATGCACTTGTAGAACCAGAATCTATTACAGTGACTTTAATCGATGCTGTGTTTACATTAGTAGAAGGAATTAAATATTGTTCAAATACATTATTTTGATACGTATATGTTATATCTGTTAATGTACCTTGTTCAATTGATATATTAGAAAAATTCCAACCAGAATCAAAGTTTATTGTAGACGTTACTGAAACAAACATTGGATATGTAACACCATCAATACTAGTAGAAAACTTAGTACCTCTTTCCATAGTTAATGGGAGTGGATCGTTATTTGCATCATGATTCCATAAAGGAGTTTGTGTATCATCATAATTCATCTTAACATTTATATAAGCAACTGAAGGAGAAATAGACCTTGGTGTATATCCTAATAGTTTAGCATGACTAACTACTGAACTTCGTAATTGAGCTGTGTCTAAGAAAGTTTCGTTAAGTGAAAAGTTTGCATTCATTGAATTTATATGTGTTACATATGCTAATACGTCAATGATGGTTGCCATTGCAGAACCATCATAATTATAATCATTAAAGGTTGTATCTGTTGCTTTCATATAAGCAACTAGATTTGCTTTTATTTGGTCAAAATCTAATTCACTTGCTGAAATTCTGCGTTCTATTGCCATTATCGTAATCTCTCTATTGTGGTTGATATATCTACTATTTCATTGCTTGATATAACTCTACCGGTTACTGTGATATACACTTCATTTTCATCAGCCTTAGCTTGAATGTTTGTATTTAATACTGCTATTCTTGGTTCCCAATTTTCTAAAGCAGTATTAATAGAAGTAGACATACTTGCTGCTGTTATTCGAGTCATATTCTCAAATAGGTATGACCTTAAATTAGCACCAAAGTTCCAATTAAATGGTCTTTCTCCATGATTCGTTCTTAATATATTTAAGACACTTTGAATTATTGAAGCATTATCTTTCTTTATTCCAACATCATTGGTATTAGGATTTTGCTTAAAAGTAAAATCTAAATCTTTATACGTTTCTTGTCGTGCTATCTGTGCCATATATCTTATTTATACTAATTAGCGTTAGGTCCAGCAGTATTTGGCTGGTCAACATTATTTTGTCCATGTGTATGAGTATTAAGTGTAATACCTTCTGCAGTTAATCTTAAATTACCAGTTACATCAACATCACCATCTAATGTAATTTTTTTACCACTACCAGTTACATCTATTTTTATATTATCAACACCTATTAATGAAGTTGTTCCAGTAATATTAGCTGTCATATCACCAGTAATATTAGCAGTAAGGTTACCACCAACAGCAAGGTTTACATCTTTTGCTACTGCAATATCTGCTTGACCACTAACAATAATTCTAATATTACCAAATACTTCAAGAGTATCTTGACCTACAACTAAACAATATTTATCTCTTACAATTCTTTCATTCTTTGTGCCATCAGGCTGTATCTCATATTGAGTACCACTCATATGTCTTTCTGTTATACGTTCATGTCCCTTTGTATCATCATACTCTTTAAGATGACCACTTTCTGTTTCAAATACATTATTATATGGATATTCTGGAGCATAACAACTTGCTGGTTGATATTCACCAATAGGTTCATCTCCATGTGGATCTGGACCAGCTCTTACTCGTATATTATTATCTTCTGCACCATCGGTCTTAGTAGGAAGAGTTCCCATAACCATAAACTCTTGTTGCGCTGGGTCTCTAAACATACCACAAACTAATGTACCAACTAATAAATTTACTGAATGTCCTACACCACTTTTAGCTGGTGTATTTGAAGGCATCATAACTTCTGACCATGCAAGATCTTTTTCTTTTATATTATACTCATCACCTTGTCTATTATCATGTGACCCATATACACGAACTCTAACTCTTCCAAGTTTTAAAGGGTCTGTTACATTTTCTACTATTCCAAATAACATTACTCTAAACCC